ATACCTGGGGCCGACCTCAGCGCTACCGCAACCTCCACCTGATCCAGAAGCGTCTCGGCCCAGCGATGTACCGCAAGAGCCGGGAGGACATCAAGGAGTGGTTGCCCGAGAAGATCGAGATCGAGATGCCGGTGGTCCTCGACCCGGCCACCATGCGCCTCCACGATCTGGTCAAGACCGACCTGTCCGACGCCATCGACAAGGCGCTGGCGTCGGGCGGGCGTGGTGGCTTCGATCTCGACCAGCACTACGGCCACGCCATCGCTGCTGACGACCGCACGATGATGGGTCAGGTGATGAGTCGACTACTCGCCATGCGGATGCTGTCCAGCCACCCGCGTCTTCTCCTGTCGAGTGCGGACAACTTCGATAGTCCGGTATCACGCAAGGGATCGGAGTACGCCAGCGAACTGAAGGCCGAGCACCTCCTCGACAACCTGCCTCAGGAGAACGCCAAGTTCGACGCTCTGATCGAGACGGTGACGGAGATACTGGACGAGGATCCTGCACACAAGGTCGTCATCTTCTCCTACTTCAAGCCGATGATCGCCATGATGGGGGCGCGGTTCGTCAAGTTGAAGCAGCCCTTCACCACCCTCACTGGTGACGTGACCTCGGCTGACGAGAGGTTCCGGCGCATCGAGAAGTTCAACACCGACCCTCGCTGTCGCATCTTCCTGTCGTCTGACGCTGGTGCCTACGGCGTGGACCTCAACCAAGGCTCTCACTGCATTCAGTATGACCTTCCGTGGTCAGCGGGTGCCTTGGCTCAGCGAGTCGCTCGCATCGACCGCACGTCTTCGGGCTTCGATCAGATTCGTATCATATTCATGTATGGACACAACACCATCGAGGAGAGGATGTACCGGATGCTCGTTCAGAAGGCCAAGGTGGCACGGGCCTTCATCGACGGTGAGTTCGACACCCGCAGCGGCACGCTGAAGCTCGACCTGGAGTCGCTACGTGAGTTCCTCGACGCAGCCTGAGTGGGAACCCCCACGGTGCATACACGGGTACATCATCCTCGGCTGCCCTCATGATGACTGCCCCACTCAGATCGCCTACCTCGATCAGCAGGGGGCAGCGATGCGAGAATGGGATCGGCGTAACACAACACCTCACTAAAGGGCTATAGTTACTTGCATGGTTGCACGACAAGTCAGGCGCAAGAAGGAAACGACCGAGGATCTCGACGCCCAGGTGGCCGACTACCTCCTCAACCGCTCCACCCGTGAGCGGTCGGGTTACCAGGAGGACACCTACAAGCGGCGCTTCATGGCGCTGCTGGAAGAGCAGGGCGTGCTCCAGGAGGGTGGGCACCGCATCCTCATGCTCAACGAGCCGGTGGTCTTCCACTCCTACAAGGCGGGCAAGATGAAGGAGTCGGAGGTCACCGGCATCCGTCGTGTGGAGCGGTCTGGTCAGACCAACCTCAACGAGGAGCGGACGATGGCCTACCTGGCCAAGCGCAAGCTGCTCGACGCCTGTACCACGACGGTCACGGTGCTCAACGAGGACGCCATCCTCGCTCTGAACTTCGATGAGAAGATCAGTGACGAGGATCTCGCCAAGCTGTACGACACGTCGCCCCCGACGTACGCCTTCTACTTGGTCGAAGGCGACGGGGAGTGAGTGGCGACACCCTCGGTCGCCTGCTCATCCTGCTGATCATCATCCTGGTCGGCGTGATCCCGATGGCCTGGTTGAAGTTCCGGGCCAACCGGGAGGTGGAGGAAGACCCCAAGGTGTCGGCGGCGGAGATGAAGTCGCTGCTCAACCGGATCAACCGTGAGGCGACGGACTACCCAGATCGACAGAGCTACTAGAGTTGCTAGCAAGTACTTCGTGCGCTAGTATCTCACTCGTCCCACACATAGGAGCAACATGACCCTGGACTACGCCTCGGACTTGACGACACCCTTCGTGCCGACCATCGCACACGAACGGATGGGCTTCGTCAGGTGCGGCACGATGGGCCATTCGTGGTTCGACTACGACAGCAACTGGACCACCCGCATGGGCACGCCGCTGACGCTGCGCTGCGAGCGGTGTGGCACCGAGCGGCGTGACGTGATCGGCACCTACGGCAACCTGGTGTCCCGCAGCTACGCCTACCCGGACCACTACCGCTACCCCAAGGGTGAGCGCCCGACCAGGGATGAGTTCAGGGTGTTGCTCCTGATGCAACGCATGCAAGAAGCAAGGAGCAAGCGCAGATGAGTGACATACCACAGCTACCGATAGACCAGCCCGAGGTCGTGCCCAACGACTTCAAGGCCGAGTTCCCCTGTCCCGAGCCGGGGTGCGACAAGGTCTACCCCTCGCGTCTGGGCCTACAGGGGCACCAAATCTCCCACAAGCCTCCGGTCAACTGCCCGGAGTGCGGCAAGGAGTACAAGTCTCCCGGTGCTCTCGGCAACCACCGCAAGAACCAGCACGGGGTACCGGCGATGTACCCGGCTGTTGCACCGAAGAAGGCAAAGGTGCCTATCAACCCGTCGTGGCACTACGACGACGTGTTCGAGTCGGTCGTCGCATCGCTGTGGCCTAGCGGTTTGGTCCCCGTACGGTGTGTCCTGCCCTTGGTGGAGTGGCGCGAGGCGACCCGAGAGTTCCTGGAGAAGGTGCAGAGTGAGTGACGACGACGACTTCCCCATCCACAAGATGCCCGACGAGGTGTGGGAACAGGAGGTGGACGGCTTCGCCCACACCGTGACCATCAACGCCATGCACTTCCTGGAGGCAGGACTGTGCCCGGACATCCGCTACGACCCGGCCATCGCCAAGGTGATTGCTGAGGAGGTCTTCCCCGAGGTGTCCGACATGTGCAGGTCGCTGGCGCATCGTTTGGCCGAACGCATCGACACGTTGGCCGAGCTACACATGTTGGAAGAAGGCCACCACCATGAGTGATGCCGCCATCGAAGAGCGCTTCGCTGACCTCGACTACCCCGGCCGACGCAAGCCGGTCAACCGTGACAAGAGCACCGCACCATCGGAGCCAGTGGTGTGGGATGCCAGACCAGCGTTCTACAAGGTGGGTGGCGAGCGGCGGGAGTTCTACACCATCTCCCACCTGTCTAAGGCTCTGGGCTACAGCCAGCAGTCGATCCGTGCCTGGGAGGCGGCGCGGCTGATGCCACCGGCTCCGTTCCGCTCACCCCGGACGAAGAAACCGGTCGCCAACGGACGGTCGAATAAAGGCCGTCGCCTCTGGACACACGATGCCATCACTGGTATCTTGCGTCTGGCGAAGAAGCACAAGGTGATCCTCCCCAACGCCAAGGGGATCAGGAACCCACCGACGCCAGCCTTCGCACAGGATGTCGCCAAGATGTTCCGAGAACTTCAAGGCGAGAACCAAAGCCAGTAGCCAGTATCTCAACGAAAGCAGACAGTCACCATGCCGACGAAGCGTGCCGTGATCCGGCAACCAGTCCCCGCCGAAGATGACGGCGACGAGGATCCCGCTCCCCGCCTGAAGGCGGCTCCCAATGAGGGGCTGCGGGTCAAGCGAGGTTGGGGCGAGGCCCAGAAGCAGATGGACTCCACGTCCACTTACGCCCAGGCGTTCAAGCCTGACGAGCGGGGCTGCATCATCAAGTTCTTGGAGGACGATCCGTACGCTGGGTTCAAGCGGCACTGGATCGACCAGACCCTTCAGGACGAGGGCGGCAGGCCAGTCAAGACCCGGCGCCCGTACACCTGTATGAAGTCCTTCACGGGGGACAACGGCAAGCCCAAGGAGTGCCCGCTGTGCGACGTGGGTGACAAGCCGCAGGCTGTGTCGTGCTTCAACATCGTCATCTGTGCCGAGGACGGCAGCTTGGCCCTGAAGTCGTGGGACATGGGCGCCAAGGTCTACAACCTCGCCAAGACCTACGCCGACAACGTCAAGATCGGGCCGTTGACGAAGAACTTCTACCACGTCACCAAGACGGGCAAGCAGCAGCAGTCGCAGACCAACATGTCTCCGGTCAGGGCGACCTCTCTGGCCGAGGACTACGACGTGCCGGTGCCGACCGACGCCGCACTCAACGCCATCGACATGTACACCGAGGACATCATCAAGATCACGTCGATGAAAGACCTGCGGGAGTTGGCCGAAGAGATGGTGGACGACTACGAGTGAGCACGGGGGGAGAGTCGGGAGGACGTGCGCGGGTACCGCACGTCCTCCTGACGGCTGGCGAGGTGGAAGCTGCCGTCGCTGAAGTCATGCGCTCCGACATGTTCGTCCTCGACATCGAGACGGACTCGGAGCGACCACAGTCCAACGCCCTGATGTGGGTGGGCCTGGGCACAGCAGGAAAGAACTTCCTCATCCCCTGCGACCACCCCAAGGGTGCGGTGCTGGTGCGGGAGCACACCGAGAAGCGTTCGGTCCACGACATCTACCCGGTCGGCCACCCCAAGACGCTGACGCCTGGCGGCAAGCTACGCAACGCCAACGAGAACGTGAAGGTGCCGACCACCTACCACCCTCGGCCCAAACAGGTGTATCCCGACGAACTGTGTCGGCTACTGCGTCCTCTCCTCTTCAGCGACATCCCCAAGCTTGGGCACAACGTCAAGTTCGACATCCTCTCCTTCGCCAAGTACTACGGTGGTGAGATACCACCGGGTCCGTACCACGACACCGTCATCCTGCGCCACGTCCTCAACGAGAACCTCTCCGACTACAGCCTGAAGGAGTTGACGTTCGCCTGGTTCTCCATCCCCAAGGAGGATCGCAAGCGGTTCTACCCCAACATCGGCAAGATCGGGGTCGGCAAGTTCGGCCTCGATGAGGTGGCCCGGTACCTCGCCAAGGATCTCCGTTACTGCTGGTATCAGTTCAAACACTGGTATCCCAGGCTCCAGGTTT